TTTCTACTCTTTTAATTTGATCTATGTCTCCTCCTTTTTTAATCTTTGCAGCTTCTTCTCTAAAATGTTTATGTAATCTTTGCATTTCTTCACTTGGATTTGCTGCTACAAAATTAGAGGCATTCTTTAAAATAATAGATCCTAATTCTAAGAAAAGATCTTCAAAAGGTCTAATGTTTTCTTTGTATTTCTTTTTAACATCTTCTTTATCAAACTTTTTAATTGCAGCAAGTTGTGTCTTATCTACTAATTTACCAATTGATCGTAGATCTAAAGTTTGCTTATCGCCATATGCCCATCTTAAAAGAAGACCTTCTTTAACATCTTGTGTTAATTCTCCAAAATATTTTTCGATTTGTTCTCTCCACCAAGCCTCATGGTATCTAGATACTTCATCAGAATCTTCAAGATTGTATTGTTTTCTTAAAGCTTCAATTTTTTTAAAAAACTTATCTTTATTCTCTTCAAAGTTAATATCTTTTGCTAGCTTTATAATTTGTGGAGGAATAATCGTAAATGTTTTCCCAATATTTGCCTGTACTTTAGACAAAGCATCGGCAACTGCCTTTGCTGAACCCTTAACATCACCAATAATATTACCTTCACCGTCAGTCTCTTTAATGCCGTGAAATTGAATTACATCTCGGTCATACCTAATTACATTTGGATTTTTCGAGTAAATCAGCTCCATATTCATAAAGTTTTTACCATTGTTAAAAACTTCTTGATCTTTTGTTGAAAGCTTTATTAGTTGATATGCTAAATCCTCTGCTGCAAATTGAAAAGTATCTTGTACTCCTTTACTTGAGTGTCCTTCAAACTTTTCCTTAAACTCCGTAAGATTCATTGGAAATTTTAAACCTCCTTTATTTCTAGCAAATTTTACTTCACCATCTTGAATTGTAGCAAACAGATTTTGACCATCTGTCTTTTCAGTAGCTTCTTCTTCAAAATTTAATTCACCTTGCAGACCAACTTCAACTAATTTTTTAAAATCTCCAAATGTTAATGACTTATCATCAAATGGATGGCTCATATGGCCTGCAGCTCCGCCTTCTAATACAAGATCATCGCTGTTAAACCCTGATGCTTTCTCATTTAAAAATTCTTGGTATGTAAATAATTTCATCTTATTACTTATTATTATCCTAGCGATGAGGTCAACATTCCTACTGCTGCTCCGTAATCACCATCTGTTTTTGATAGTATACCATCAACCACTTCTTGGGCTTTACCTTCGTCAAAGTCTTCGCCAAATGCTTTTTGAAGAACTGTAAATGCATATTCTTTAAATTCTTCGTCAGACTTAATTTCTCCTTCATTTACAGTTTCAGTTGATTCGAATGCAAACTCTGAATTATTACCTTTTGAAAACTCATCATGTTGATCTGCGGGTACAATTGCTAGCATACCAACGTCCTTTTTTCTAACTTTTAAATCTGTAATAGCTTTTTGTTTAGCTTTCCATAAAGATTCTGCTTCAAATTCATGCTTTTTACCATTATGGAATGCATAAAATCTAGTTTCATTAGTTACAGATTCTCCTAATGCAAATAAGAAATCTCTATCTAATTCTTCACCATATCTATCGTCAAAGATTTCTTCTAAATCTTTTACAGTAACTCTACCTTTATAATCATTTTCAATATCGTCAATTACATCCATATGATCGCTTTGTAGAATGTCTTCGCCATACGCTGAATCCCATGCGTCAATAATGTCGCTTGCTTTATATTTCTTGGCTTCATTTGTTACAGATTCTCCAGCAAATTCTTTCGCATTTTCTTTATCTTCTTTATCCACATTTTTTACTGGATATTCTTCATCTCCAACTTTAAAAGTTTTATCTCCTTTAGCGATTGCCTTTGCCCTAGCCGCACCAAATTCATTACCTTCTTTTACTCTAGATTCTAGAATTTGTAAACTATCAAATAACGTATTAAAAGTGTTAATTAATTCTTGAGCAATTTTAGTATCTCCAATTTGGTCTAAGTACAATGCTGTACCTTCTACAATTGCAAGTCCACTCCAACTAGCAGCATTAGAAATTCTACTTGATTCATTATACTCTAATTCATCGGTAAGTTTTCTAGAAGATATGTTAACTTCAATTCCTCCTAAACTTTCAACTGGAACAACAATAGATCCTAAAGATCCTTTAATTCTTCTTGAACAAGCTGCTGCTTCTCTATGAAAATTTGCGTCAACCATCGCTGCGTTAAAAATAACTTTTATTGCTCCTCGAAGAGCATCTCCACCATCATATTTTTTAAGATCTAAAATTGCAGGGTATCTTTTATTGAAAATATGATTATATTGAGTTGCTACTTTTTTTGCATCTCTTTTACCCGTTACAATTACTGCCTCATTTACACTGTATGATTCAAAAGCAGGTCTTAGATTATCATCTTCATAGGTATCTGCCATATACCATTTATTATCTCTTTCGTCGTATAGATATATGAATTCTGCCCAAGACTGTTTAGCATCTCCTATAAAAGTTCTAATTGCTCCAGCATTACCCGTTAATGGATCTTCACCGTCATTATAGTAGTTAATTGAGTTTGGGTCTGAATCAAGTCCAGAACCTGCTCCATTTTTTAAAACAGTGTAGATGTTTTTCTTTTTTGATCCACTATATCCTTTCTTTATTAAGGGTAACATGTTTTCTGGGTATCCATCGTAGTGCATATATACTGCTTCGATGTCTCCTTTTCTATCTATTTTTCCAAAAAATGATCTTGTTCCTTCTTCTACTAGTGAAAGTGATTCATTTAAATCAGTGCCTTCTAGTCTTGAAAAGAATTCTGTTCTTTTTTCTTCTTCTAGTTCAGAAACTTTAGTTACTCCATATTCTGATAATAGATCTCTAAAACTCCTAGCCGATTCTTCTCTAACCTGATTGTTTTTAGATTCTAGCTCGGCAGCTGCCTTTTCGTTTTTAATTTTAGTGTATTCGTCAAACGATCGTAATGTATTCATTTTTGTATAATACTTTATTTTATGATTATGTTACCTTTTATATATCTCCATCAAATTTAACCTTTTTGATGTCATATTTAAACTTTTGTTCTTTATAAATTTTTTGTCTAGCCTTTGAGTGCCTCATTAAATAATTATCCCAGTCCGGTGATGTTATATCATCGACAAAATCTATAATCGTAACACTGTCTTTTGATTCATGCTGTCTAAGTCCTCTACCAATAGACTGCCTAATAATTACTTCTGATTTAAACGATTCCGTAAAGAAGATATTGTGAATCTTTTTAATTGAAATACCGGTAGAGAAGGTACCATAGCTGGCAACGATAACAACTTCATCTCCTGCTTCCATTTTCTTTTTATATTCTTCGCGTATGTCTTTATCGGTTCCACCATCAACATAATAAATCGTTTTATCGCTCTCCTGTCTAAGCTTTTCGTATATTTTTTGGCCATGCTCAATGCGGTGGAAAAGTACAAGGGAATTGCCACGTACTCTGGAAATAATGTTGCAAATAAAGTTAAGGCGGCCTGGTGAATTAATAATATAATTTTGTTCAAATTTAAATACGTCTTTATTTTCATATTTGTTATGTGCCATTTCGCGAAATGCCTCTTTTGCACCGTCAGGAGCATAATCCATTTCAATAACTTTTACGTTACATTTTGCAATATGTCCTTCATTCTGAAGAAAATTTGCGCTTACTTCAGTAATAAGAGGTCCGGTATATGCCATTAACGTTAGCCTATCGAGAGTTCCTGATTTTGGAATGGTTCCAGAAAGACCATATCTATATTCTGCATTTTTACATTTTGATAAAATTGTTTTAATAGATTGAGATTTTGCTTTATGTGTCTCATCGATAATTACAGCGTCAAATTGGTCAAAATATTCATTTTTCTTTTTAATTAGTGATTGATATGTCCCAATTACTACATTCCGACCTGCTCTAATTGTTTGACCGCTATAAATTTGCTGTATTTTTATATTTACTTGATTTTTGTAATTATAATCCATAAAGTCTTCGCTTGCTTGTATTACAAGTGAAACGTTTGGGACAATAAATAAAATCTTTTCGGCTTTTTGTTTTTCTAGGATATATGCAACTGTTAAAAAAGAAATTAACGTCTTACCTGCAGAGGTCGCAAGCTCTGAAAGACATTTTCTAAATTTTAAAATATTAAATGCTGCTTCTATTTGGTAATCGCGAGGTGTAATCTCTGAATCTTTAAAAAAGTTTAGAACCCATTCTTCAAATCCATCCGGGGTAATTTCTTTATCAAATAGTCTAGAAATTCCATTAATTTTAAGTTCATATCCATAATCTTTACATATGTCCATAACTTCTTTCCATAATCCGGCTGGAATCCACTTATCATCTTTTACATAAGAAATATAACCATCCCACACTCCTTTTTTGACAAGTGGATTAAATCTCCACGAGTCAATTCTTTTTGTTAGTGAAATATTCAACTGTTCTAGTTCTAGTGAAGTTGCCTCATCTATCCTTAGTAGTTGATTGTTTTCGGTTAAACTGAGCTCCATTCATGGCACAGTTTTTTTCTTTACCTATTACAGATCTTTAAGTGCTAATCTGTTTCGGATGGCAAAACCCATATTATCTAGAGTTTTTACCGATTCTCTAAAAAATTCTAGTTGATTTTGAAGATGTGATAAAATAATATTATCGTCAGCTAAATCTGCTTCTAAGAATTTTTCTTTCTGTTTTTCTCCTAATTTATAATCATATTCATAATACCTAATGTAAGCTTCTCGATACCTTTCAGCTAATTTTTTTTGCTGCTCTTTTATTTTTACATTAATATATGCTATCTGATCAATTAGTATTTGTCTATTTGAAAGAACCATCGCAATAGTATCTTCCATTCCATTTATATACCTAAGAGACTTAGATAGATCTCCTATCTTTTTAGTCCATTCGGACCGTTGGTCACTTAATTTTTTATCAAGTGCTAGTATTTTTTCTTTACTATTTGTCATTTAAAATAATGATTTATCTTTATTTCCTCCTTTTTTAATAAACTTACTTGCTTTCAGTTTTTTCTTATATTTAGGATTGTTTATTTGGATATTTGACTCTTCATGAGAATACTCAGAAGCTCCAAATCCTAATAGCATTTTTAATCCTTTAAACCTGTCTCGGTCTTTATAGAAATCATCTAAATCATTATCAACCATTTCAGTAATATCTTCTAAACGTACCATAGATCTAATTGACTTGATGTAAAATACTTATCTAATTCCTTAATTGCAGGATTACTTAATTCAAAGCACTTAATGACCAAGTCATTTAAATCTTTTATATCATATGTATCTAATTTATTTTCTTTTAGAAATTTAGACCACATAAAAACAGATCTGCCTTTTTTAAGTTTTTCCATCATTTTCTTTTTACCAGTATCGTCGTTATCAAACATATACCTAACGGTTGCCATTTCATCGAACTCTTCAGTGTTGCGACCTGCTGTTGCTAACGCAATGCTATTAGTCATGAACTTGGCGTCAATTGGACCTTCAAACATAGTTACTGGACGCTGAAAGTTTACTTGCATAATACCAAATAGTGTTGATAACTTTGTTACTTTTTCTAATTCCTCCTTTGATAGCTCTAGTTCTTTACCAAGCTCTTCATATAATTTAGGCAAATCATACGTTAAATATCTACTACCCTTGCCTTTCATTCTTCTACTTTGAGCAGACATAATCTTACCGTCTCCAGTAAAATTAAGAATCCATAAACGATTGTCTTTTGTGCTAAATAAAAACTCTTCGCTTTTTTTATGAAGCAATCTCTTTTTTAAGTAGAGCCAAATCCAATCTCCAGGTTCTATTTCTTTCGCACCAAATCCTTTTTTAAACTCATCGACTGTTATTGCTAAGTCACTTACACTTTGAAATACTGAGTGTGTTAGTGTGTCTGCCTGTGATGTTACTGATCGATTGTGTTTGATATAGTCAATTATCGTAAATGAGTCCTCTGAATTAGGAAGTCTTACCTCGTGATCCTTTAGAAGGGTCTTAACGTCTGTGTGAGTTCCGCAGTTGTAACAATGATATTGGAGCGTGTCCCAATACATATTACCCCTCTTTTTAGTATCGTCATTATGCGAATCCCCACAATAAGGACATGCCATAGTAATTCTACCAGGCATGTCCTTTAGCATTTGCTTATTGGGGTTTGAATGTGCCGTCAGACATACGTCTTTCAGCGCTTTCATAATCTTTAATCTAAGCTCTTCAGTAAGTTGATTAGATGTCGAGGTCATTCAAGAAAGAATCTAGATCGTCTTCATTAGAGACATCAGTTGTAGTCGTCGAACTTGATGATACCGCCTCTGCGACTTTTTCTTTCTTAGGCTCTGTCTTTTTTGGAGCTGAAGATGTTGATACTTCTGTAATTGCATCACCTGGATTCAAGTACATTTTTAGTACGCCATTTACGAAATCGCGGGTTTCTCCATCCCATGCTTTATAGTCATAAGTTGCCAAAGATGGAGCAGTTTCCAACTCTCCTTTGATTGTACCCATAACTTCTTTGCTGCGTTCTGCTTCTTCTCCGTTAATAGTGATTGCTGAACGAGAAGAAGAGAATTTAGACTTATCATAGTTATTGTACTCTCCCTGCCGTGTAATAATCAACTCGAAGTTTTTACCTTCAAAAAGGTCGAATACTTGAGTTGGTTCACCGAAGTCTGGCTTCAATTCAGCGTCGATCTTTTCTTTGATTTTGTAACCGAACTTAAATACTTTGTAAGTTCCTTCTAGATCTGGATTTTGTGGATCCTTAATAATTTTAATCAAAGAATAATATTGCTGGCGACGCTTAAGCTTTTCAGAAGCTTTGCGATCTACTGCGCTATCACTGTTGCGCATTTTCCAGAATACATCTGCGATTGGGCATTTTTCACCAACTGTTGATGGAGAATCTACCAATTTACCGTTACCATTAGCATCTGTTAGCCAATGTACGTATTTTTGAATAAGAGAATTACGTGGATTCTCTGGATTTGGAACGAATCGAATAAGTGCCTTATAAGTTCCGTCTTTGCCGTCATCTGCTGTTGGTTTATAAACCTCATTTGCTGATGAACTTGCTTGGGGCTGATGCGTTTCTACGTCTTCTACACCCAAATTAAAAATGTCAAAATCTGCCATAATACTTAAAATTTAAACCTTTAATACTGTTAATGTTTGTGTATGTTATATACCTTTAAATAATAATGTTTCACTTTACAAGGACAAGACACTTATTCTTTTTTGAACTTATGCGTTCTAACATTCCCTAATTTGGGCTATTGACTTTTAGAATTTAGTGCCAGTCGATTGTTAGTATTAAACATCATCGTATATTATATATCTCTTATTTTGATAGTTTCACTTAAGTTTTAGAACTTTTTTGAAACATTTTTTCAAAGCGTGCATATAACTTTCAGGTCTTTGAAGGAGAGATAAGGTTAGCTTTCCAGGCTTCTAGAAATCATTGCTGTCAGGAAGAAAGCGTCGACTAAATCATCAAGGGGCTTTGGAATCTTTTTCCCAAACTCTTGTTGTTTTATCCAAGAATATAAAGGGCTTTTCTCTAGATTTTTATCCTCAATTCTATTTTCTAAAAAGGCTTCAAATAATTGAGACTTATTCATATTTCCTTTCCCAGCAAACTTCTTAATCGAGGTTGGAGCGATGGTCATTAGGTCTTCGGGTTTTAGAGTCTTAAGAAGCTTTAGTTTTAAGATTGCTGCTCCGGCAGCCATATCAATCATATTATTAGTTCCCATCTTTGAACCATATGATGTACCTTCAAATGCAATTATAAAAGGCTCTCCTGAAAAACTGTCTTGTAAAACTAAATTGATAATATCATCAGCCATCCTATCATATCTTTTTATTTTAGATAGCTCGACACTTGAGAATTCATGTTCTTTTGTAAAATCAGGCTGACTAACAAGAGTTAAATCTTTTAATAAAGACATTTCCTCTTGAAGAATTTGATCTTTTTTAGTACCAGTACCTGGCTTCATATAAGAAATAAAATGATAACGCTTACTCTTATCATTATAAAGACATATTCCCGGTGAATTAAGGGAATAATCAATAGCTAAATAATTCATTTACATGTTTTTTCCAAGAGCAGCGCCTAACGCAGCACCTACTAATCTTGAAGTTAAAAGGTCATAGAATACTCCTTTTTCAATACCTAAAACTTTTGCTACTAATTTACCAACTGATTTTCCAAGAGCAAATCCAGCAAGCCCTCCAAAAATAGATCCAAGTAGACCCTCATTAGTTAACTCATCATTAAATCTATTAATATCTACAATACCATCTTCATTGGTATATTCTAGCATAAATTCATCTAATGCTGCATCTACTTTCTCCTCTAACTCTGGGCTCCATTCTTCTTGTAAACCTTCTGTTAAAATTCTTAGATCGTCTTCAGTAACTGACTGCTCTGCTAAGTATTCGTTAAATGTTCTAATGTCCTTTCTCATAATGTATATATTAGTCTATTTCAAGTTCCAAATTTAGTTTGTTATAAAAGAATGTGATTTCAAAAGTACTAAATTCTGCTATATTTTCACTCATATTAAGATTAAGCTCATTTATTGAGTTCATAATTGGCTTTTCAAACTTTAAATAAGCAACACTTGCACCTTCTGCATCTAATATTCTTAGAGTTAAATCTTGAGTAAACGCCTCCTTAGTACTTCTTGCATAATAATATAGTAGAGTGTCTTGAAGGATCCAATAGTTTATAAATCCATCTAATAATTGCATTGTAACTGTAAACTGTCGCTCAACTGTGTTTTGAATAGGTACAGCTCCTCTGTGGTATCTAGTCGTACCGTCATTATCAGCCTGTGTCACTGGATCAAATGAAATTCCAGGAACATTAATACCTTGTACTGAATAGTTAACAAAGTCTATTGGTTCTGCCATTAAGTTACCGGGTATCTTATTTAGATATTTACGATACTTGTTAGCTACCTCTTCCGGAATAAAGTTTCTCGGAAACCTAAAATCATAGGTATTATTTCTACTATTTAAAATCATTATGCAATTTCAAAATTACCTTTAAAAATCATAGTCTCTTCACTGCCATTATCTAACGCAATATAGAATGTTGTAGTTGACATAGATCTAATTTCAGAAATATTACCTTGGTCTATTCTAAACAATATTTCTCCAGAATTAATATCTATATTTTTATTAGGAACATGATTAAACCGTTTACGAACATTACCATCTACAAAATTTAAAGTAATATTTTCAACAGCATCAAAATTGATTAACTCTAAATCATCTCCTCTTTTTTTCGCGATTTTAAATTTATAGTAGGATGTAAAGGGTGCTATTGAAATAACTAAATCTTCTCCATTTACATAGTTTGGAGTATCAACATCTTCAATTGTTTCTAAGACACTAGAACCAGATTCATTAGATATTTGAACAGAATTTTGAGTAGCTACAATATTATGTCTTTCAATAAAAGTTTTTACGTTTTTAGTTGTTCTAGGAATAGAAGCAATTATAGCATCTCTAACACTTCTGTTTTGGGATAGATTAGGTAAAGTATTAAATACTTCGGTGATAGTATTCCTTCCCGAAATCTTAACAGCTTGTAACTTTTTACCATATTTTCCAACCTTTGGATAGGTTAAACTTGCCCTCTTTACAATTTGAGTATTATCAGTTTCATTATAAATTCTCATAGTAACATCTATTGAGAAATTAACTGCGGTACTTGCATTCAGTACAACTGGTCTAAAAATGATTGGAGTATCAAAATCTTCTACCTGTGTAAAGGTGGTGTCATATGTTTTAATTTGACTTAAGCCAATTTGTTCATATTGCTCAACGTCATACATTACAATAATATCATCAGAACTAGTGTTAATTCTATTATTGATATATGCCTCAAATGCACTTGAACTGCCATCACGTTCTCCATAAATTCTAAAATAATCTCCATCAGTAGCTTCTTCTACAACGGCAGTAAAGTCTTGGTACTCATCTTCTCTAGATACACTAAATTCATTTTCTTCTCCTAAATAAATATAGTCATACCCCATTTCTGTAGATAACCTATCGATCAAGCTAAATTTTATAGTATAATTTGATGAAGGATCTAGATCAGAGCTTCCACCTGTATTATTACCATAGAAAAAATCATTAAATTGTGGATTTTGATTAGCCAGAACAGTTGGAACTTTAATCTCTATGAATTTAGCAAATAAAGTCTCTCCTAAAATAAATGGTTTAGGATTAGATATTTCGTAGTTAGATTGATTTAAGTATACTAATTGTGTTAGATTATTTTGAATTCCTCCATTGCGATCTGCTAATATTTGAAATAGAAAACCTTCATAGTTTCTACTTGCAAAATTATAACCGCTTCTTAAATGAAGCCTTACAGAATCATATCTTATAAAATTAATATCATTAGATGCATTGGTCTGTGAACTTAATAAATCACTTTCATTACCACCTAACCAACCTGAGTTATTATTAATATAATTAAATGTTTGATATTGTCCTGTTGAATCATAACCTAGAAGAGCCCATTTTGTGCTTTCTCCAGGAACTTGAACTGCATGATACCTACCTGATGAATGTCTAATATCGTTTCCAGTATCTTCATCTGGATTCGAAAACAAAGGATTCGCTTTTTCCGAAACATTAATTACACCACCTTTTAAAAGTAAAGAACTACTATCGTAATAATATTCAACAGATCCGTATGATGTTGGATTATATGTTAAAATGGTATTCCCACCAACAACAGCATATGAACTTGTTCCAATAACTCCATTTATTTTAAATAGACTAGGATCTGGAAGATAGCTTCCAGTCCCATCTCCTAAGTTAAACTTATATGTTTTACCGACTTGTAATAATAATTTTCTAGCAGCAAAGTTTTCAATGGCTATATATCCATTGGTATATGTCACATCAAAATTAACGACTTCACCTCCAAGCTCGTGTATTAAATGTCTCTTTGAAAAAGAATCTCCCGAAACAGTATCAAGAACCTTGATCTCACTACCATTATCATCAACCTCAATATCATAATTCGTTGGGTTGGATTGATCGTGATAGATGAATTCTAAGAGTACATCTTCATCGATTCTAAAGTATGTTGATGATTGTGCCATATTAAAATCTTAACCATTTTGGAGACCAATATAATCCAAAATTAATTGTTGGTCCTATTCCTATTGTTTTTTCGTTCGTTAAAGATACGCCATATCCGATTCCTATTCCTCCGGACCAGCCTCCTGTATTCTCTTTTGATCTATTGTTTAGTTTATTATTTATCAAATTTATATTTTCAATAGATCCTATAGTTAATCCAGGATATGAAGTTGAAATTTTAACTTGATCTATACCCTCTATATTTTCAATAGCCGCCCTAAGAGTTAAATTTTGATTAGCCAATAAAGAAACATTGGTTGAATTCCAGCCCTTTAGCGTTCTCATTACTGTTAAAGAACCTGAAATATTTCTAGAATTACCATTTCCAAAATCATCATTTCTTTGAAATTTAATAACTGCAGTAGAATCATTTACTTGCGTAGTGGTAGTTGCTGCAATAATGCTGTCTCTAATTTGAATTTCACTCATTAATAAACTTTTTACACCTTCTAATTCTTCATTTAGAGATAAAGCATCTATGTAATTAGAAGTAAGATCTTTGTTTATTTTCTGCAAATCGCTTATGTCAAATTGATAACTAGATATTTGTGAAACTAAATCTCCATTCTTGTTTTTAAAATTTCTAATAGAATCATTAGCAGCTATATAATTATTTAAATTAGTTTCTGCAAGCATTTCAGTTTTTCTAAGATCTTCTTTTAAATTATCAATACGATTGCACTGTTGCATCATAAACATAACTAAAACTCCTCCAGCAATAAAAGCAAGAGTATTTTTATCCAAAGATTTAATCCAGTTAAATATGTTAATTAATTTAAGCATGTATATAGTTATTATAATGGGCCGCCTCCACCTATGTTTCCTCCACCTACAATGTTTATGGTTTCCCAAGAATTTGTATCGGTTGGATAAGAAAAGGTAAACTCTAGTTCTATTGGTGCATTTGTTGCAAATGCCTTTGATATATCTCCACTGTCAACAATTGTTGTTACTGTATCTGAACCTGAAGGATTTTGAGACTGGGTTGCTAACGCTATCTGAGTAGTTCCTGGTTTTATAAAACCCCATAGTTGAACATCATCATTAGTATCGTCTGCCCCATAATTTAATAGATTAGCCCTTATTGGAAACATTATTTGGCTAAATGCATTCTTTAAATTAGCAAACCTTCTTAAGTTAATTAAAAAGGGATCGTTAGCAATACTAGAATCTCCAATTAAAGCATCATTAGATGAAACTTTATCAACCTGTGTAAAATTACTAATATGACTAGAAGTAAGAATATCAAACGATAATCTAGCCCAAACAGTCACCATATTTCCAACTTTAGTCATTCTAAGGTTACTTGATCCCAAATCAACAATTGTGGATATTTTAGTTTGTCCAGTACTACCACTTGTAAAAATATCATTAGTAACATATGTATTAACCCCTGTAATTACATCATTTCCTTGAGTTGGATTATCAAACCAAAAAGATTGATTGCTTAAAGGAACCATCCATTTATTATCTACATTAATAGGTATCCATTCGAAATAGTCGCCAAGTGTTCTTCTTGAAATAGTAGTATTGTTACTTAGTGCAGCTGTGATTCCAAGTTGTAGATTTCCTTGACCGCCTGGCTTCCAAGTAATACCTGGAGATGTAGTATTTGTAGTTCCCGTTGAATTTAAATAAATTTTTTCGGAAACAACTGCCCTATCATTTAATCTAATAACACTTGAAATAGAATCAGTTCCACCAAAAACTCCACCTATATTTACCTTTTCAACACCGCCTAATGTAATACTTGCTTCATTATTAGCAGAATTTGCATAATCAGAATCACCCTGTATAGAAATATATGAAGTTTTTGAAGGGTTTGATAATCTATTAAAATCTACCCATGCTCCATCTCCATGATAGCCCTCATACTTGTCTTTAGATGTGTTAAATCTAATAATACCAACATCGGGAATTGGTCTTTCTGCAGTTGTACCGTTAGGAATTAGTATTCCTCCATTACCGGTAAAACTTGATAAATTTCCACCAACTGATAATTCTCCACCAACATCTAAATCTGCATTAATGGTAACATTATTATTAAAAACCGAGGTACCATTAAATATAGAATTAGGATCTATAGTTACGTCTCCTCCGGCTAAAAAGTTAACTCCATTGCTATTTGCTATTTCAATAGATTGGTATCCATTTAAAGAAATAACTTGAGACTGTATTGACAATTTAGTTGATGTTGAACCTGTTTCTGGTTGAATAATCCAATTAGTACCTGGAGTACCGTTACCATTATAATCACTCGTAGATTCTCCTCTAATAGTTAGATTTTCTAAATTATTTCCATAAGGTAACCATTTCTGAACATACGAAAAAACACTACTTTGTCCGATGGTTAATTGAGAGTTGACATCAATATCTCCATTATTTATACCTTCTTCATATAAAGTATCACCAATAAAGACGGCAGTTTCTTCAGCATTAGTGTCATCTTTTGGCTTAACTATAAATGCATTATGCTGTGAATGCTGCATTCTATCCCAATAGTTTATAGAAGATCCTTGATCTCCTTTAACGCCTTGATCTCCTTTAACACCTTGATCTCCTTTAATGCCAGAAGCACCAATAGATCCAGAGTCTCCTTTAACTCCTTTAGGTCCTTCTTTACCGCCATTGGTAAGAATTTGGTCAAAGTTATAATTTACTTTTTCCCACTTAATAAAATCGGTATCACTAGGATACAATATTTCTTTAATATTGATTGGCATTTTATGCTTGTATTTTTATCAAAGCTCTCAAGCTATAAGTGTAGCCTAGCTTTTTATTATATATTAGTCTAAAATTCAGTGGCTTTTGACCATGCATTCTATATGTAAAGTCAGAGTCTTTTTCATATCCATTATCAATTAAAGATAGATCTTGCGTTGATATTATTTCAGATGGAATTCCTTTTCTCTTCTTAGAAAAAATATTTATATTGTCTATAGAATATAAATTAACCATATTATTTAAAGCATATGATAGAACGTCGTCATTTATTGTTGTTTGATCTCCTTCTGATTTTTCAGGAGATACAAACTTTTCTATCGTTTTATTTAAACCATCTTCCCCAATAATTTTAGAAACTAAATCTTCCATGTAAAAATCTACAATTATCTGAGAATCATCTTCAAAAAATACAATATCTGTTTCATTAGATCTATTTTTAACAATAAAATCTAGTTCTGATGCTGAACTGACATTCGACGTAGTAAAGCTATATATGCTATATGAAGGCTTATATTTAATAACAGTAGATCCTAAATATGATTTTTCTTCTAACGTCTCTACAGTACCCGGTAAGTAATCTATTTCTCCACCTGCCCTAGATCTAATATAATAACCATCTTCCCATGATGATTTAAATACATTAATATCTCGCTTATCAATAGCAGTCTCACCTATTAAAGGATATTGAGGTAAATATTTACTACTTTCTGTAAGTTTAGTAACTCCAATTGTATTAATATCATTTACCTTGTGATAAAAATGATTTTTAATTAAACCCCACTCTGAATCGTGTTTCCCTTTATCAGAAATAAATCCTACGTTAAATGCAACTCCTAATCGATTATACCTATTGTAAAACGCAAGAGATTTATTAACATCGTAGTTTGTAGATAGATTAAGTTTATAGTAAGGCTCTTTTAAATTTTTAAATAAAGGATCGTATTCTCTTTGATCTCTAATGACTTTGTTAAACGAGTAAATATCAGTAAACGTAACAACCGGAGTCAAATCAACCGTATATTTTCCATTATGTCTAATCAAGAATGGATAATATTTTTGTCCTTCTTCTAAAGTATATCCTATTGTTTCCTTTTTTAGCTTATAGCTCTTTGGAGTATCTGTGTCTATTTCAGAAATTATACTCGAGTTCTTTATTATTTCATTACCATCATCAATTCTAACTCTAAATTTATTAGATATTTCATTTCCAAAGGAATCGATAATAGTATATTTTATATCTTCTGATCCAGTATTTATCTTATCAAATACATTGCTTGCAGAAAGTTGCGATAATAATATTTGGTGAGCGTTTACTCCACCACCCTCATATGTATACGATGCGTTAGACTGTGCCTGAATAGGAATTGTATATGGATTAACGACTTGAATTACTCCATTTTGATCGTAGTAGTAAGGTACCCCAGAAACTTGAATTTGATCTACACTTATAACTTTAACAACATCTAAATAATAATAAGTTCCAAATCCATAATCTATTTTTAACCTACCATAGCTTCCATCTTCAGTAGATGCCATCTGTGTATCAAATGCAGGTAAACTTCCATCATTATGTGGAATTCCATTTAATATATATGGGAACGCTGAAGGAGACCAGTTGATAGAAGAAACCTCAATCGCACCGTCGATTCCAACATCTGCATATCTATAGAATGGCTGACCATTTATATCGTTGTCTAAAACTATTTTATGTTGAAGTTCATATAGGTATTTTCTGTTTAAGTAATCACCGATAAAAGAGTCTTCAATATTAAGCTGTATATAGAAAATAACATACTTGAATTTCTCGTTCTTAATAAATTCATACTGTATGCTGTTGGTATTAGATGAATTATTTACTTTTACAATTGTACTAAACTTATAACCATTAAACTTAGAATTTTTAACAGATTCCGAATTATTTGAATTTAAGTCTTTCTTTTCTTTAAAGGTAAACTTTAAACCTTTAAATATGGTACTTGCAAAATCATCAGTTGATCCTCCTGATATAATGGTATATTTTTTTGATAGATTAGTTTTTGTAAAGAAAACCGTGCTTAATGTAGCATTTGGATCACTAGGATCTTCAAATTCAACCGTAAGCTCTCTACCGTCATTAACCATGAATAGATCAAAATAGTCATTATCAACATCTATAAATGTTGATCTATCTAACTCAAATCCTTCAACAAAATTAATATAACTAAAACCATCATTATGCATATCGTACGTGAAATATTCAGGCCATTGATCTAAATAAAACCACTCATGTGTAAATGCATCTCTATTTCTACCCTCAACTCTAATATCTGGAGAAAAATTAGTTCTACCGAACGCTTCATTTGTATTTAAATAATAAGGTTCTTCTCTAACATTTAAAGTATCTTTTAATACCCACTTATTAATGTTAGGAACAACTCTCGAATTAGTTGAAAATTCTTTTAGGTAATTTTCCTTTAATCTATCATATTCTGAATATATCTTTTCAAGATTATCCTCTTTTGAATCTTCGTCCTTTAATATTGGTAAAAGATTTGAAAAATATTCTCTAGGATTTAATCCAAAATCAGAAGATAATATTTCACTTTGATCTAGATTACCAATACTTGAATTTTCATATGGCGCATAATTAATATTTTCACGAGTTTCATAATTTAATTCCTTTAGTTCGGAATTAGAGGTATCATAAAAATCAAAATTCATGTCATATATGTCATATGCTGAAAATAAACCTAGATAGATCTTGTTTTTAACATATGCTAAATAATCTCCAGAGACTAAATCATTCTTTGATTCTAAAATTAATTTGTAGTAATTATCCTTTAAGTCGGGATCTTCAACAATATCTAAAACTTTATTATACCTTTCTTTATATTTAGTAGGTAAGTAGTCTCCAATTTCTATTTCAGATATAACATCACTATTAACATATACTGATTTTTTTGAAGAGTGGCCTCCTGTAAAATAATAGGAAGTATAGTAATCTAGAATATCATTACTTAATTCTAAATTGTTATTGACGTCCATTAAATCAGATTCTAGAAATTGAGTACCATTATTATTAGAAATCAATATTGTAGAATCCATTAATTTATATCCATCAACATTATTTAATATGAAAATATTATTGTCAATGTTGTACGCATCATAATCTGTATTATTTCTAATTATACCAGCAATTGAAAACGCAATGTCTGAAAAACTACCAAGTGCTGAAAACCTATTAGAAGTAAATCCTTTTTTAGGAATATTACCAGAATTATCGGCATAAAATATTCCTTCTAACTGATTAACATTTGTGTATATCTCTTTAGATGCGATAATACTAGAAACTGTTGTAACATTTATATTATTATCAACTAAGCTTGTAAGTCTTTCCCTAATCACTACGCTTTCTGCTAGATCACTAGATTCTAAACTTAAACTATATCTAGCATAGAAATTTAGAGTTTGCTGAGGATAGTTTTGAGGATTAACCGGAATGTCAATCCACTTAGAATTTAATGATAACCAAGTAGAATTTGAATCTTGTCCAGAAGTAAATTCAATATAATTACCAAATTCATCAGAAATCGATATAGTTTCGTTTCCTACATTTTTTATAATCTTAAACCTAACCGCCTCTTTTTTAACTTTACTAACTCTAATAATATCATTACTATTTGGAGTATCAACAACTTGTAATTTAATAAAGTCTTTACCTGCTTTTTGGTTTTCAATAATAGATAATGATTTATTCTTACTGGTAATACCAAGCATCGAATTTATTTCTGAGTCAGTTGCTTTTATAGAAACATTATATCTTGAAGCGGTATACGCATTTGCAGCATCTAAATTATAGAATTTTTGATTTAATCTGGCATATGATAATACCCCAGCATTTTGAAGTAGTTTATATTCAGGTATACAGAATGTCGGATCTTCTCCTCCTAAATATGAGTCTAATGACTTAAATTTAATTAGTCCATTTTTTATATAAGCTATCTCTCCAGTACCTGAATCAAAATCATCTACATATAGTCCAAAATATCTATTTACAGAATAGTCTTTTGCATCCTCATCATTAAACATAAACTCTAAGTTTACTAGATTTGCACATGCAACTTTATTTCTTCTAAATCCATCAGTTATAAAATCATTCTCATCTATTAATGGAGAATCCTTTTTAACAAAATCATCGTATATAAACTCTGGCTTATTAACAAAACCTCCTTTTAATAAATCAACCCCATTAAAAGTTGAACTTTCTCCTTCCTCCATAGTGATAGTTAATGGAGTTTCAGGGAAAAACTCATCCTGTACGTGCGATCTTAAATATTTACCAATCGATGAGGAATTACTTAAATCAAAAACTTTAACAATTTTAGAATTTCTTGTAATTTTTGTAATTCTATCTAATTTATCATCAGATAAATCCGTGAAATTAGTTTTTGGAAGAGGATCTTCTACTCTGTAGATAACAAATTTCGTTGGAAGATTATTATCTAACCAAATAGGTGCCATCATTCTATAATCTTCACTATACAGCTTAGAAGAATTAACACGAGTACCGTAATGATAATCTTCCTCAAATTGTTTAGAATAATCATCTAAAACCGAGTAATCAGAATAATTTCTTTTAGTATCAAATGTAGAATCTATCGGAGTAGACGTATTTCTATAATATGATGCTAAATCATAAGAAAACTTAGAACTAGGACTTAATTCATATTTTTTATATCTAGAATCGGCGAGCCCTCTATTCGCATTTATTGAATCAAAATATATTCTATCCTCGCTATCTACTACTAACTTAACATTAGTACTGAGTTTTGGATTAGTTCTCAATAGAGGCTTAGATAAATTATCTAGCTTGTAATTTTTTTCAGCTTTTAAATTTGGCCCAGGATTTTCTGGAATGGCCTCTTCTATATATGGAAGCGTGTATTCTAA